TCCTAATACTGATTGTACTTGACCAGTAGCTAGTTCATTAAATAAATTTGCTTGGAATGGACTTATTAAATCCATTTTTTGATATTTTGTAATATATTCATTAACCATTTCAGTTAAATTTATACCACCTTCTGTTTCATCTTCATTACCGTAGTAAATAAAATTATCTAGTTCTGTTAATATTTCTTGTCTTTGTGTAACTGTTTGTGTTTTTAAACTGTCAAAGAAACTATTAGCTACATCTTGTCTAGATACTTGACTGGTGTTTATTGATCTTAATTTATGATACTCAGCTAATTTTAAAATTTTTGCTTTATTTTCACTTGTTAATCCTTTGAACATATATTCAAAACCATTTTCATTTATAAAATAATGTACCATGTATGCTGCTTTATCTAGTTTATCTAAACTTTCTTCACTAGTAGTATCTGTCATAGAAATAGTATCATTTAAAAAATCTGTTATTGCTGGTATTTCTTCATTAAATTGACTAGCATATGCAACTATTGCATTAAATTGTTGTGAAGCTACAATAGCTTTATTTTCATCTCTTATTTTTTCTCCATTTTCATCATATGTAAATATATCTATTTTACCTGTGCTAATATCTCTTAGTTCTTCTGCACTAAACATTAACTTCATATGTGTATTTATTATTAAAGGTTTTAGTTCTGCTGGTGTATCAATACCTAAAGCATCTAAATATCCTTTACTTTCTAATAATTGATATGTTTCTGTTGCTGTTTGATTAACACCCATTATTTCAGTACCACCAATCATTTTTGGTAAATATGCATCAACATTATCTAAAAGTATTTTACCAGCATAAAAAGTATTTTTATATTTTATACCAGCAGCTTCATCTAATCCTAAATTAACAATATCAGCATTTAATCTATCTTCATTATAGCTCACATACTTTTCTGGTGATTTTATAAAACCATTTAAATTTCTTTGATGCATTTGATTTTTTTCTGTAACTGAATTTAACTGATATTTTGCTAATTGTTTTTTATACATACCAGTATGTGCTTCTGCAAAAGAACTAGCATTTTTAATTATTTCTGCTCTTTCTTCTGTTGTTGATCCTATAAATGTAGCAGCACCATCTCTCAAATCTATTTGTGGATTTTTCATATATTCTTCATTTAACATTTTAGTTATATTACTATTAAGTTCTGTAAGAATATCTGCACCTACTGTGTACTCAAATCCACCTTCTTCTATTTCTAATACAGCAATATCAATCATATTTTTTATTTTTGTATTTATTCTTGCTTGTTCAAAAGATAGTTTCATACCTCTAAGAAATTCTTGTGGTGTAGCCATTTGACTTCTTTCTTCAGGATATGCAGTATTATATCTTTCTAAATAATCTTTATATATTTCTGATAGCTGTGCATCAAATACATCTTTTTTGTATACATCTATTTTATTTGCAAGATTGCCAGATTTTAAATCTACATCATCTCCAAACTCTATAAGATTATACATATCGTTTATTGTTTTTTCATTAAATCCTTGTACTCTTGCATTGTGTAAATTTTCTGCTTCTAAAAAATCTAACTTTATTCTTCTATCAAATATTCTTTCTCCTTCAGTACCAGCCATGCTACCAGCCATACTTTTTGTCCAACTCTTGTATCTTACTGGTGCTTTGTCTACTAAGGTATCAATATACTCTCCAGCTTTTTGTATAAACATATTTGGATTATCAAAATATTCTCTACCTATTTCATTAATGTATGCTCTAGTTTGTATTTCTAAATCAGCTTTGTATTTACCTTCTTGTAATGTTGCTTGTCTTTTGGCAAAAAAATCTAATTTTTCTGTAGCTACTTCTGCAATAGTAGTAATAGGATTACCACCGTATGCTGGTACTACACCCATTCTATTAGCTACTGAAGAAGCAGTAGTTATAGTTGTTCTTTCTCCTTTAGTTAATGCCATTATTGACCACTCCCATATGCTGTGTCATAGTTTACTGCAAAAGGTTTTGATTTTCTTTTTGGCTCTTTATAGTATTTATAATTAGCATAACCAGTTGTAAGCTCAGTAATTACAGATACATAACCACCAAATATTAAATCTTGTTCTTTATATTTATTTTCTGCAATCATAGATGTATATTTATTATCTATGTTTTTACCCATCAGTCTTATGTTAGCTATATCTTTTTGTGCTTTCTTTTTTGCTACATTATTTATATTTAAAAAACTTCTACTATCATCACTAAATCCAGCAATAGATTGATATGCTAAATTATTAGCTAAAGCATTTTGTAACATTTCCTCTCTTGCATTTTCTTCTTCTAATGCTCTAAGTCTAGCCATTCTTCTTTCTGTTTCTATTCTGTAGTTTTCTCTAGCCATTGCAGCTCTTTGAGACTGTATGTTTGCTATAGTTCCTACAGAACTACTAACACTAGCAAGTGCAAATAATGTTGATGCTTCAACTCCACTCATGCAAATTGTACCTCCATAGCTATTCCTAATACCTTTAATGGTAAAGGATCGTTTTGTGAAATAGTAATTGTAGGACTTTTACTATATCCTAAAAAATTAAATTCTTTTTTTTCTGTTATTGGTGTTAAATCAGTTCCAGCTGTAAAGTTTACTTGTTGTATTACTAATTCTTTTGCTGACAAATCTTGTGCTTTCATAGTTATATCTAAACCACCAGATATATCTATAATAGCTTTATTAACTCTTTTTGGTTGACCAGTCAAAGGCCCACTATCTATTTCTTTATCTATTGGCATAGTTTCTAATATAGGAGTAAAATTAAATCCTACACGAACACCAGTAGGAAAAGGTGCTGATGTAAGAGTAATTCTACTATTAGAATCTACTGTAAATTCACCTAATGATCCATTACCAAATACTGCAAATACTTTATCTGTATTGTCATAGATAGCATTTACTGTATGCATAAATCCATCTACTATTGTAATGGCAGCATTATCTGATGGTGTTGCTGCAAGATTTTTATTTAATTGTAAATCAAATCCAGCAGAAGTTTGTGTAACAGCAGTTATTGTATATTCTGTTGCATTTCCAGCTATAGTAAAAGTTTCTTGTATTGCTGGTGCAGTAGTAAAACCATCTGTTGATAAAGTGTTACCAGATTGTGAGCCACCATTTACTAGAGGTGTGCCTTTCTGAAATACAGTAGTTGTAGTAGAACAGTCTAGTGTAATGCTATCATCATTAGCAAATTTTTCTAATAAATATTTTGTACCACTAGGCATAACTCTTTTTACTACTACAAATAATTTATCATTTAGAGCTGTAATACTATGAAATTTATCTCCATCTTGTGTTTCATACATTGTCCAACCAGCAATCTTTTCATCTCTAATACTATGAAAGACTGCTATTTTACCATCATGTGTTGTGCCACTGTTTAAGAAAAAAGCAAACTGTTCTGGTTTTATTTCATTACCTGTAATCATTGATAATTGTTTAGGTGTATCAATTAAATGAGAAGCTAATACAGATACACTTGTTGATCTATATGCTTGTTCTACATCTGAGAATACATATTCTCTAATTGATTTACCATTTTTTTGACTAAACAAAGAAGCACCATCAAAAGGTATTGGGTTAGCTCTATTGCAGCCATAAGGTGTTTGTCTTAAAAAAGATATACTACTTGGTGTTATAGCAGCTGATTGAGAAGATACAGGTACAAAGAACTCTCCACTATCTGTAAAGATTTGTAAGTTTCTTGATGATACTAGATGTCTTATTTCGTTTACAGTATCACCAGTAATAGATACATTTATACCTTCATTTGCTAATCCTGTTCCTAAATCAAAATTAAAATATCCTCCTATTTGACTTGCAACAACTGCTGAAGGTTTATCTCTAGCTCCAGCAAACCAAAGTCTATTATCATGGAATGACACAGCTTGTGGGAATCCTCTTACACTAGATAGTAATTGTTCTGCCCAATCTGCTTCTGCACTTGTTCCAGCAAGTGTTTCTACTATTGTTATTGTAACTTGTGTTGCACTTGTAAACCCAGTAATCTTAACTTGTTTACCACCTATTTTTAAATATGTACCATTATGTCCTGATACAAAAGCATCAGCACTAGCAGTCAAAGTAACACCAGTACCACTTGTAGCTGCTGGTGTAACTGTAATTGTACTGTCTGCATATTTATAAAATGGTTGTGTAGTTTTATTTACACCACCTACTGTAACAGAATCATCTTCTTCAAATGCAAATGCACTTACAACAAATGTACTAGCAGAAGTTCTTTTGATTTGTCTAATAGGATTATCTCTATGACAAATAAATACAGTATCTCCAAATTGTGCAAAGTTTAATTCAAATAGCTGTGCAGTAGTCCAATTACAATTAGAAGTAATGTTAGATTGTATTGCTGTTCCACTAGAGTTGTATACATCTAATCTATTGTTAGATAAAACAAATAAAGCTACTTCATCATTAGAAAATATAAATGGTATTAGTCTACATTCTGCTGGTAAGGTAGCCATATATTCTGTAGCTGGTCTACGCATTACTCCACCTTCATCAAGAAGATACCAGTTTCTTACTTGTTTACCACCTTCAAAATATGCTTTGGCATCTGTTCTAGCATTTAAGAGATTGTTTATTTCTCCAGCAGAAAAATTTGTATATACTTGTCTTACTTTTCTTGGCATTATGACTGAACAAGTCCACTACGACTGCTTCTCCTATCTGTAATAAATCGATTAGTAGACAGCGTTTTTGTTGTAGTTTCCTGTGAGTCAGTATTTTTAGCTATAAGTAATTGTCTTTCAGAAAGTTGGTCAAACTCTCTAACCATAGCTGCATCTCTTGCTATACTACCAGCAAAGATACTAGCTAGTTTATATTCTATAGCTAAACGAAAATGAGGTGGAAAATGATCCTCGTTCTGTCTAAAGATATAATCCATTATTACTGTACTGTTTTGACCAAAACCATTTAAGTAAACTTTATCTTCATATCTTTGATATGTAAGTAATGCATCATTACAAGTTATTGCTATAATTTTTAAACACTGTGGATTAGCTGGAATTTGATATGCGTATTCAAATCTACCAGCTGGTGCATCAGCTAGTAATGATAACTGTTTTTGTCCTGTAGCAAATCTCCAGTTTGATCTTACTAGAGTAGATTCTACTATTTCTTCGTATATTGTATTTGTTGTTAATGCTTCTGTAGTACCATCAGTAAATGATGAAATAGGATTTGCTCCTATCATTATTAATGCTCTTGAAGCTATATCTACTTTTGTTACTGCCATATTAAGCTCTTTGTCTTAATTGTACTCCACCTTCAATATTAGGAATAATAACAGATAAATTTTTACCAGTAATATTAGATATTTTATATTTTTTTGCTAAATTCATTACTGTATCTTTAAATTCTTTACTTCTTGCTTTTGGATCACTAGAATCTAAAATACTATCTAATACTGCTAATTGTGTTCTAACATCATCAATTTCTTTTTCAGATAATTGTTTTGCACTAAATACAACATTAGCATTTTTATCTCTATAAGTTGTAGAAAATCTACCATCACTCATTCTTGTAACATTATATTCTTGTTCTGGTTTTGCATTAGATTTTGTTAATGATGAAGCTAATCCTAACGCACCAGCAACTCCAGCTACAGCTGCAATATTTCTACCAGAAACAAATCCTCCAGTAGCCTTATCTATGTTTTTTAAAGATTCAGTAGCTGCTATTCCAGCAGGACTTTTTGTTGCTTTTGATATTGTTTCTTTTGTTGCTTTTACAGCTTTTTTTACAGTAGGATTTTTAGCTATTTGTTTTCCAGTTTGTATTGTACTTGCAGCAGCACCAGCAGCAACATCAGGTATATCTGCTGTTTTTCCTTTTTTATTTAATGCTGATTTTACTCTTCTACCTTTAGTTTCTAAATCTTTTTTCTTTTTTTTGGCTACATTAATAGCTTTACCTACTACTTTAGTTGCTCCTTTAATTAAACTTCCAGCTATTGCCATTATATCTCCATATTTAAGTGGGGGTAAAAACCCCCACCATTAGTAGTAATTATGAAAGTAAAGCAGTTCTAACTTGAGTAGCGCTTGCTGTAGTTACGATTAACATATCTACTACACCATTCGAGCCACCACTGTTTACTATGATTACATCTCCAGCTGTCAATTCAGTTGTAGATAGTAAAAAGTACTCGTTGTCATCTATTGTACCTATTGCGTCGCCATCAGCGTAGTACCACATGCTGTTGGTATCTCCCATTTGAGAGATTTTTTTAATAGGGTTATCTAAAGCGTATGCCATATTTATCTCCTATTCCGCACACTTCTGTACTCTGATACCGTTATCGTCAATCAGTATTGATCC